ACTGACTTTGGTTGCCTCAGTCCTTCTTCTGCAAGAAATAATGATGTTCTGTATTTGTCATGACATACTTCAATGCAATGTCTAGAGTTTACACAAAAAATTCCATTTCTTTCTAACTGAGTGACCATATCAGCCCAAGAGTGCCTAGATGCAATAGAACCCCTAACCATCACAAGAGTATTTTCTGGGTCTACCTCAAAACCAGTTTTATCGTCTTTGTTATGAACTACCCTATTGGAGTTTTTAATCGAAATATAACCCCCATCCAATTCCATCATATAAGAGGGGAAATTCATTTTCTTTGCTTCATCAAATAACCTTTGACCTGTAATATTAGGGTCTTCTGGATCATCGTGAGAAAGTATTACCAACTTGTATGGTTTATTACTCTCTTCTTCTGCAACAAATTCATTGAATTTTGTGACCATCAGGATTCTTTTTTCTTTCCTATGTTATATTTTGTTTCTAAAATCCATTCATTCTTTTCACGAAAGGATAGAACTTTAATTTGACTCAAAGGAGCAGCTGGTTCTGCATTACCCAACACATCAATCAATCCCCAATCTTTTAGCAAACCAGCAATGGTATTACGTCTTGCTATATCATTCTCTGTGAGATTGGTTTTCTTTCCATCAAGTGCAAACAACTCTTTGAAATGCACAATATAGTATCGTCCCTGCTTATGTAATATATGGCAGGATTGATATAGTTTTCTTTCTTTTCGGGATGCAACGCCAATGCGAGATAATGTCTCTCGCACTTTAAGGAAATCATCAGGTTCTTTCAGAGATACTTCAAGCATCTGCTCCTGTGTCCAACTAACTTCTTCCATTTCTTCCACCTTTATTTAACTTTTGTTTTATAGCGGAAATCTGTTCATCAGATAGTATATCAAGAGCGATCTTTGCTTTTTCATTATTATATCCATAATACTCTTTAACATACTCTAGATTTTTTAATTTCTTCGCCTTCATCCAAGGAGTATATCGTTTCCTTGTCCGTAGACTATTTAGTAAAAAGTCGAATTGAAGTTTCTTATCAAGATGATGTAGTTGATTGATTTCATTCACCAACATAAGGGTATCTGGAAATGGAGCAACGCACTTATTGACGATAAATGGTGCATATTTCTTTTCCCATTGCTCATCTTCACTATCCAAAAGACGTTCTTTTGTATGATTTATCGCATTAAGGTAATCTTTTAATTCATACATGGCACTTAAAAACCACGTTTGTTCTTAAATCGTAGCACTCTCTGGATATAGACATAGCCTTATGTGGGTAATCTGCATCAAAAATAACCAACCTGTTTCCAACATAATCTACCAACTTATCTTTAATCAATGTCCCACCACCCCACTCTGGTTTCCAATCCAGTATGGGATAATATATCATGGTAAACTGACCATCATCGACATGAAGATGTGGTTCTATACCAAATGTGTGAGCATTGCAATAAATTCTCTCATAATCAAAAGAGTCAACACGATCTAATTTTCTCTTTGCAGCCTTAAAAATATAATGAGCCCAATCATATCCAGCAGCCACACATTCTCCCTCATTGTGACCGCACAGAACATGCCAGTGTTTATTTGGTTTGGTTGGTTCAGAACTGTAATAGTATTTCCACGATAATTTTCTGACCGCATCATCAACCAATATTGCGTTATGTAATTCTAAAACATTGTCAAGAACTTCAATCATTTAAACTTTGCCCTCGCCATGATCTCCGTGAGACAAGCGAGCATATTGATTTCCTGATCCGCAACAAAAGCCGATTTATATTGATACTCGCCCAATATAATAACAACATGGGGGATACTAGAATTATCAACGTGGTCATACAAACTATTATAAATCCTACGAAGCAAACGACTAGGATCATTGTCGAGGTTTTCCACAACCCATTTACGAACATTGGTAAACTCCTTATTTTTCATGGAGTGCATGAGTTCTCTTATATTTACCTCTGATATATTTACCAATATTCCAGCATCGATACTACCAGAAGATGAGTACCTTTGTAATTCATTTAGGACTCTTCTCCAATCAGGAAAATGCTTGTTGATGACTTCAGCAACAACTCTCTCATCATACTTGATAGCATTTTGTTCCAGTATGCTTTCAACTCGTTTCAAAAAGTTTGTAGCAAGCTTGGGTTTTTCTGATTTGGGTATGACAAAATCTACCACACTACAACGAGAGTGCAGAGGTTCAATCAATCGGTTTTTGTAATTGCATGTGAGAATGAATCCACAGTTCTTATGAAACTCTTCCATGAACCCACGCAGGGCTGGTTGAGTTGACTGTGGATTTAGATAGTCTGCTTCATCCAGAATGATATACTTACGCCCACCATGCAGAGACACAGTAGACGCAAAGTTTTTGATCTTGGTTCGCAGTACATCAATACCTGACTCTTCAGAGCCATTGATCATCATGTAGGTTGAACCAAGTTGATTTAAGACAGCTTTTGCAATCGTTGTTTTACCAACGCCAGGGCCGCCAGACAATATCAGATTTGGTATGTAACCTTGTTCTACAAACTCACAAAACGTGTCCT